TCTTTGTCTTCTTGGATGCTTCGTTGATGGCGGCTGCAACTGTTTCAAATGGATAGTCCTTTGCCTCGGAATCAAACTTGCCCTGTCGCTTTCTTCCCTCCTTGGTCGCCTTGAACGGGCCAAAGCCCTCTAGTTGCTCGATCTCGCCCTTGTCGTTGATGCGGTATCTTGTCTTTCTTGCGACAAGCGGAATGAATGGATCTCCTTTGCGCTCCCATGGATTTTGAGGTCTTACGGCCATTATATTTCCCTCTTTCTGAACTTCTCGGTCGTCACCTTCTTGGCCGCCTCGTTGCGGGCGAGTAACCCGGCAAGGTCAAGGTCGTAGGTGGGGCTTAAAATCTGGGGCGGAGTGATATTGCCAAGATAGTCCACAGGCGGACGGGTCGGGGACATGGCAATGGCAGGATCAACCGAGCCATAGGGGTTGCGCCCATAAAGACCCTCAAACTGCCTGGTCATCTGGTCGCCCAGCCCCCGGTTGAGCGCAAAGGCGGCGGGGGACTGCTCATAGGAGCGCCGCAAGCCCTCCAGCGTTCTCTGGCCGCCATACTCACGCTCCAGTTGCAGGCCGGTCTGGACGGCGGCACGCTGGTCTCCCGCCTGCAAGTCGCGCTCAAGCTGACGCTGTTCGGGCATATACTTTACCCGCAGCTTGTTTTCCAGCTCCGCAATGTCGGGAGCTTTTTCCAGATAGGTCTCCAAGCTGGAACGGTAATTGAGCGCATTAGCCCTGGCCGCCTCGAACGGATCGGGCGGGGGAGGAGGAGCTGGGATGGATGGGCCGCCGCCCATTAGCTTAAAGCCTTTCTCATAAATTTGTCGTAGTCGTAGGATCTCCTTAGTCCGTTGCGGTTGAAGTTGAGCGTCCTGCGCCGCCCGAATCGGTCGAAAAGGATAACCAGCAGGCTCTTAAGGTAGTCTTTGTGACCCCTTTTGTTGTTGCTGTCACTACTAGCACCGCCCAAGGGGTCGGCAAGTCCGCAGACCGTTAGGTCAACAAACACATCGTCGCCCGTCTCCTCATGCCAGAAATGGCTGGGAGCAGCCCCGCTGGGCAGGCACCTTGCCAGAGCCACCCCGCAAATCTCGTTGTCTTCCCTTTTCCTAACCACGCCCATCAGACCCTTACGCTCAAACCAGCCCACCCAATCCCTAAAGTTAGGCCATCGGCTTTCCGGCACCCCGCTTTCCTCAAGATACTCCACCGCCGTCACGAGATATTCTTCTGCACTTCCATGGTGTCGGGGTTGGCCGCCACCAAGACCGAGCGCACCGAGAGCTTTCGGGCAGGGGACTCAATCTTAAAGCGGATGTTACGCGTCTTGCCAAAGCTACGCAGGCTGTCGGCCCTGCGCTTGACGGTCTGGTTGGAAAGGGTGGCGGGCAAAGTTAGGGGCAGGGTCAGCCCTCCGGCGCTGGTCGTGTCCACGCCCGTCCCCAAGGTGACATCGTTGCTGTCGGTGTCCCGGCGCATGGACAGAGTCGCGTTGGTCGAGCCAGAATAGAAAAACTCAATTTCATAGTGCGAGAGGTGCTTGAGGCTTAGTTTATCGTCAAAGTCGTAAGCCTTGGTGAAAATGCGCGATGTGTAGCTTGTCCCGTAATCCTTGTAATCGGTGTCGTTGTCCAGGCTGCCTTCGGCCTTGTAGCCCAGATAATGTCCCACCTGACCAATGGGGGAGCCGAAAGCCAGCTTGACGGTGTTGGTGGTAAAGCCGCTGGAAAAATTTGTCTCCGTCATTCGGGAAGATTGAATATCCCAAAGACCCTCAAAGGCGTTAAAAATGGCGTTGTAAACCAGAACGTGCGAGCAGGTGGTGGCCGAGTCTAGCGGCAGGGCCAAGAGGTAGCGGTTATCGCTGAAAACCCCGTTGACCTTGGCGATGAAGTTTTTATTGATGCGGGCGATGATGTCCTTGACGCCCTCGGAAATAGGCAGTCCCACCGTGGAGAAGTTGTCGGCCAACGACCGTGCCACGGTGCGGATGCCGTCGTTGGCCAGAAAATAGACGTCCTTGTTGACAAAGGCCACGGATCTTCCGGCCACGCAACCGATCCGATCAGAAAGTTGCTGCACCGTCCATCCCGCCGCCGTTGAGGCCGTGGGGTCAGTCGTGACGAGATAAATCTTGGTGGGCTTGAAGACAAGCATCTGAAAGCCGTAGTAGGGCTGGATGGCGGTGATGTCCTCGCCGTCATCCCCGCCCACGATGATGGAATTGGTTGCCTTGAAGACGGCGGGGTCAAGGATGTCGGAGGCAAAAAGCGTGTTTCGTTCCGTGCCGGTACCCACGGCAAAAAGGCGGTTGGTAAAGGTCTTAATCAGCTTGAGGTTGTTGGGGGCAAGGTGAATGGTGGCCGTGGCGGTGGCCTGGTTTCCGCCCGACCCGGTCGAGATGGTCACGGTCGGCGCGGTGATATAGCCGCTGCCCCCGTTGGTCACGGTAATGCCGGTGACGGCCCCGCCTGCCGCCGTGGCAATCGCCGTGGCAGTGGTTCCACCCGAAAGAGCCGGGGTGCCGATGGCCACGGCAAAGGTGCCTGCGGTGTAGCCGGTTCCAGCCGTGGTCACGGTGATGGAAACCACCTTAGATCCTTGCCGCGTCGAGGTGGTTCCATCCGTCCTGAAAAGCTGGCTGGCCCCGTCCACATAGAAGGCCAGGTCGTTGAGCTGGGCAAACTCCACCTGCACGGAGGTTGAACTATGCGTGCCGTTGGTGGTGGCAAAACTGGTGGCGCTGGTCGAGCGGTACAGCGTCCCGTCGGTGGCCACCAGAAGTTGCTCAATGGTCGGCGTGTCGAAATAGAACATCCCCTGCACATCGCTGGCCGCCGTCGATACGCGGGTGGACATGGTCTCAATCCCTAGGCGGCTTTGATAGTTACCGCTGGGAGTGATCGTCATGTTGAGCGCTTCGCTGACGGCGTTGTTGCCGATTAGGTTGGGAACAAGCCCGGAAACCTGACCGCCCTCAAACGAGGCGGTTCCGGCCACGGCCAACAGGTCGTCGAGCGAGGTGACGTAGTACACGCCTTGGCTCCTTACTCTATCTCTTCGCGGTAAAGTTCGCCCAAGCTGGACGGCGTGATGGTCTTGATACTGCCCACCTGGCTTAGTTCAAAGTTAGCCATGGCGGCCAGGTCGGCGTTGGCCGACTGCACCACGCTGGCGGCCTTCTCGTACTGCCGTTCCCGCTGAAGGGCGTCGGCATGAGTCAGGTCTAGGACAACCTGATGGGCGTGGGGCAGGCGAAGCTCGTCATCGACCGAATCGTTGGAGGGCGGGAAATCGACCACATAGTTGTTTCTGGTCAGGCACTTTAGCTTTTGCACCACCTTAAGCGTGGTGGTTCCGCTGGTTTGTAAAATCGGAAACAAGTCCAGCTCTGCCGTGCCGCCGGTGTTGCGGCCCCGAAATACATAGCTGGCGGGCGTGCCGGTGCGGTCAGCGTCAAGCAGGCCGGGGTCTTGGCTGATGATGGTTTGCAGATCCACGGCCATCAGCTCCTCATTTCCGTAAGCCACCGCCAAAGGTGTCTCCACGTTGGAACCCAGGCTGATGGTGCGCGTCGAGGTCGAGACAGAATAGGTCGAGTTCGTCACCGTCTCGCGCCACGGCGCAAAGTTCCAGACTCTGCGGTAATTAAGCGAAGCCGCTTTCTTTAGGAAAGTGACGGTGTCAGAGTCGGTCTTGCCGACTTTCTCCCCGGCGTAGGTGGCGATTTCAGATAAAGTCATTTCCCTTCCGCCTGCTCCTTGGCCTGCGCCTGGATCTTCTCAATCAAAGCGAACACGGCCTCATACGGCATCCTGCCCAGCGATCCAAGGATCAGGTTGATTTCAGAAATCGAGAGGTCGAATTTCATTTCAAGCGGCCTTGAAGCGGCGGCGACTAGGAATTATCCTCCAGCCAGCTTGTGCCTGATTGGATGGCCGAGTGAAGCGGGGCCAGATCCTCGGTTGTCCAGATGTCCCAGCCAACGGCCAGCTTGAGGTGTTCGACATTTCTGTCCACGTCACCCCTTCGTTGCTCTTGGGTCTGGTTGGCCAAGGGAGCGGCTAGACGGTTGGCGATCAGGTTCACGCTGTCCAAGGCGGCGGAATACCGCTGGGCTGGGTTAACTTCTGGCAGGGTGATTTCGGTGGGCATGGTTAGGCTCCTTGTAGTTTGGCTTCCAGTTCGTTTACTTTGTCAGACAGTTCCTGCACCGCTTTTACGAGGATGGGAATGAGTGTGGCTGGGGCGGCTTCCAGTTTTTCGGGGTTATCGTCATTGACCAGATGCGGGACGGACAGGCCGGACTTGGCTTGCGCCTCCTGCAATTCCTGTGCGATGAAGCCGATTTCAGGCTGTCCCACCTTGGCTTTGCTCCTCATGTCCCACACAAACGAGACGGGGCGCAGTTCTTGGATCAAGCTTAGTCCGCTTGCCAGCGAGACAATATCCTTCTTGTCCCGCCTGTCGGACAACGATGAGATCGAGGTCTGCTGACAGCGCAGGGTGGCGATGGCAGAGTTGCCCAGCGTGATGACGTTGGATGCGGTGGAGGAAGTGCCGACTGCCGTGTTGCCAAGGAACACATTGTTGGAGCCAGTTGTATTGGCATTGACTCCTGCGGCTCCGTAACCAGCGTGAAAGCCACAGGCCGTATTCGTGTTGCCTGTGGTGTTGGAGTAGAGGGCTCCTCGTCCATTGGCGGTGTTGTTGTTGCCTGTGGTGTTGGAGTAGAGGGCTTGGATTCCTTTGGCGGTGTTGTTGTTGCCTGTGGTGTTGGAGTAGAGGGCTTCTCGTCCATTGGCGGTGTTGTTGTTGCCTGTGGTGTTGGAGTAGAGGGCTTGGATTCCATTGGCGGTGTTGCTGTCGCCCGTGGTGTTGGAGTAGAGGGCTTGGACTCCGTTGGCGGTGTTGTAGAAGCCTGTGGTGTTGGCCTGAAGCGCATCGCTCCCGATGGCTGAGTTACTGGTAATTCCGCCTGCGCCATAGTTAATCAGGCTTTTGCCAGAGGTGAGGATGAGGTTGCCACTCGAATTTATCCTTACTGCCTCTGCGCCGCCTTCGGCAAACGCAATCGTGTCGGCGGCGGGGAAGAAGAGGCCGGTATTGGTGTCGCCTGTGGGGACGATGGCGGGGGCGGAGGCTGTGCCTGTTCCGCTGGTAATCAGGGTCGTGCTGGTCAGAGTCGGGATCACGCCGGTCGTGATTGTGCCTGTCGTAATTGTGGCACTCGTAAAGGTGGCCAGTGTGCCAGTGGTCGTCCCCAGCGTGGCGGTATCAATCGTGCCAGTGGTAATCACGGCGGTGGGCAGGTTGTTGGCCAGGTTGGTGATCGAAACCTTCTTTAGATTGTTGGAGTCGGCGCTGTCAGAAATCAGCATCAGATCGGCCCCGACCACGCTGGTTTTGGCGGTGCGGTCGGTGACAAAGCCGCCCACAGGGGTGGCCGCGTCCACTAGTGCGTGCAGCTTGGCCGCCGTCACGTCGCCGGTTACGCCGTCAGTAAAACTAGTGCCTTTTGAAAATGAAGCCATTTATCCTCCTGCCAGTTTTTGTTTAAGAAACTCCCACGCCAGCGTGAAGCCAGCCCCCACGACTGAAGCTAAAACGATCAGCCGTGTCCGCAAGTGTTCCAGAGTTGAGACCCGGTTGGCCAGGTCGCCAAAGCCGGACAGGCTTCTCTCCAGCATCCCGGCTAGGACGGTGATCTGAGTCTCAATCCTGACCAAACGCTCGGAATTGGTCATCAGCTTTTCACGGATTTCGCTGATTTCGTCGGCACTCACGACCCGCGCTCCTCCAAAAATTTTAAGGCGACGGCCAGATGAACCACGGCAGCCTCAATGCTTTCCCGATCCCGCCCGTCTAAGACGAGCTGCTTGATCGAGCGGTTGACGGAAAGGAGGTGTTTTACTTTGCCGATATATTTTGTCTCCCTGCTCATGGCGTTGCTGGTGTCCGCGCACTTCTCGGCCTCGACAAAACAGGCGTAGTCGTTTTCCGTCAGGCAAGATCGCAAAGACAAGCGTAGCAGCCAGCGGGCCAGCCGGGTACGGAGTTTGGTGGGGAAGAGCCAGCTCACAGACCCTCTGGCACACTCGGAGACACAAAATTCACCGCATCGGCCTCGTCCCTTGTGCTGGCTAGGAGCCTTGCCTTGTAGTCGTGGTAGGCCGAACGAAGGCTGGCGATATAGGATTTGCCTGCTTCCACATTATCCACTAATCCAAGGGCGGCGTTGCGTTGCCAAATCTCATCGTACCCAGCCTCAAGAATCTTGGCCGTCACCAATTCACGGATGCGGGTGATGTTTTCCTTGTGGGCTTCTTCGATGGTGCGGGTATCGGTAAAAATCGAAGTTCCGTCTGCATGGTAATGTAATGTTTTTCCTCCCATAAAATTAGACATATTGGAAACCCATTCTGGGAACTGCTATTGCAGAACGCGAAAAAGATTCATGCGTTGTTTGGTCGTAATTTGTTGCGGTATAATTAAATGACAGCGCACCCAAGCTGATGTCTGCAACCCCTATAAAAGACGATTGAATGGCGTTATCAGAGGCAGAGACGCACAATAAAGATGTTGATGAAAGTGCGCTTTCTGGTGTCAATGACATATAATAAAAGCCCCTTGTAATTGAGGCGGAGGGACTGATTGAGATGGTTATTGTTGTTGTTGCGCTGGTTCCACAAGCGGCAATTCCACCGCAAACAAATGTAAATGGTTCGCCGTTTTCGGCAGCCTGCCAAATCGCAACATGGCAGTTAACAGATGAGGACGGAGCAGTTGATGTTCTGTAACCCAAAACATCAATGTTTCCGTCCGATGGCACATAAATTAGATTGAAACGCCTCTGCTTCGCCGTGCTTAAAGTAGCACCAGCAACGGTTGCGCCAATGTTGGCCGTCATTATGTAGTTTCCGCTGGCCGTGTTTTTATGCTGGGGAAGCCAAGGAATTTCCTGAAATTGAGAATTAGAGAAGAACGCTCTTGTATTTTTTCCACTATTAGGCGCAGGAACAAGGCCAGACACGCCAGCGTTAGTTGTGGTTGCTCCGACAAATGGAGGAGGGGGGCCGAAGAAAGCCATAACTTACCTCACAATCCCCGCCGCCCCGCCGAAGAAGAAGGGCATAGTTAGGCTTGCCTTCCGATTAAAACGCCGGTGCCGGTGGAGGTGATTCCAGCAATCGCTCCTGTGGGTATAAAGCTGCCCTCAAAAGTAATTCCTTGGCCGCTGGTAAGCTGGATTCCGCTGGCAGTAGAAGCCGTGCCGTTGGTGTCGATAAACACCGTGCCAGAGGTGCATTGCACCAAAAGGTAGTTGCGGCTCGCGTTAGAGGCGAAAAGGGTGCCGTTAGTGGTGCCAGCGGTCAGCGTGCCGGAGGTGGTCGTTGAGCGAGTGACATCAATGCCGTTGGCAACGTCTGCCTGGAGGGTCGTCAACAGAGCCTCGATGGCGTCGAGGTTGACGTTGATGGTGGACGTCCCGGCAGTCACGCCGGAAAGCCCCTCAATGATCTGGTTTAACTGCCTGCCCATATAGGGTAAGCCCGGTTAAACGGCCCGCTTGTATAGTGCGAGGCCGCCGCCGTTGGTCAGGCTGCCAGCAGTGATGTCACCATGAATGGTGCCACCCGCTGCCACGGCCAAGCCGGTATAGGCAACCCCGTCCACGGTGACACTGGCCAGCGTGGAAGTGCTAAACGCCGAGACAGCGTCAAAGCTCCCGCTGAACGTCCCGCCGGTGGACAGGGTGGTGCCTGCGTCGCCCAGGGCAATGCGTGATAGTACGCGGCCCATGGCGATTACGAGAAGACCGGGATCTTGTAGTTGGTGCCGTTAAGCGTGATCTTGATCGAGTTGGCCGAGGTGGCCACGGTGTCCACCGTGCCGCCAGTGGCAACCGTCGTCAGAGCCAGCGCCGGGTCGGTCGCACCCGTGTCCACACGGATGGAGCGGCTTTTGGCCTTGGTCTGAGCACGCACGAAGCGATTTGATGCTGACATATTTTTTACTCCTGGCTCCAGGCACGTTTGACTTGGTCAGCGGTGTAGGAGCTTTTGAAACGAGAACCTTGACGGCACTCGTACTTGTAATATCCGCGTAGTATATTTTTTACATGGTCAGAGCCGGGTTCGGGCGCGGATTCACCTACGCCGACCAAGACCAGTTTTTGAGGCACCGAAAACCTTTTGAGGTGAGGGGGAACTTCGTCCCGCTCGGCCACAGGCCGCTCCAGTTCGACGACTGAGCCGTTACGGCTGTCTTCGTACTGGTAGATAGGCATTAACCGATCTCCTCGCCCTCGTCCGATTTCCGTGCCAGTTCCCGAAGGGAATCTTCTTCTGACATTTCCGGGGCGGTTTCCTCGGCTTCCGGCTCGTCCACAATGGCCTCCGCAATGCGGATGGTCACGGTCTCGCCGTCCACCTTCTCCACCACTCCGCTCATGTCCACCTCGTCGCCAATGTCCGGGGTGGCCGTGCCATCATCGCCGTCGATTTCCAACAGGGATGCGGGCAGTTTCACCACGGAACCTTTGGGTTGAGGGGAAGAAGCGGGGGAGGTTTTACCCTCCCCCGCCTTCCGGGGATCCATACCAATCACAAGCATGGCTCCCATGATCTTTAGCTGTAGTTGGACTTGCTAAAGATGACTCGGTAAAAGTCCGAGTTTAGAGCTTTAGCAGTAAACGCAGAGCGGAACGAAACGATGGTGCGCTGATTGTAGCGGTCATCCTTGGTCGCTCCGTCAATGATTTGCACTTTCGGGGCAAACGGCGAGCCGTCTGCGGTGATCGTTGTCATGTAAGGCACGCCAAACGACTGACCGCCCAGTAGCAACGCCGCATGAACGGGGCCGGTCGCCGTGGAGTTGGTCGCAACGCCAGGAGTGGCCGTTCCAAACGACAGAGCGTTGGTTGTCTCCACCACCGTGCAGCCGAAAATTTTTCCGACTTCAGCACGATATATGGCGTCGGGCTTGCTGTAGGACGACACCCGGAGGAAGTCGTCATCGTTGCACAGGTCGCGGGTGAGCTGGGGCGGGGCCACCAGCACATAGCCGTCACGCAGCCTGGGCGCACGATTGATCTTAAGAGCCGTTTGGGCATCTAAAAGTTCAATGGCCGTCAAGGAGCTGTTTGCCGCCGAAGAGGTGGCAAAGGTTGTCCCGTTGGTGGCATTCTGCGCGTAGCGCACATAGCTGTTGGTCGAGACGCTTGTGGAAGCGGTCGAGGCCGTGGTATCTAGAACTAGGGCGCGATGACAGAGTTGATCCGCAAACAAGGCACTGTCCTCGGCTAATTGCTTGGTCGCTTGGGCGATGTGGTTGAAATACTCAACGGCCAGCAACTGACTGCTGAGTACCACGGAACTGCCCCAAAATTCCAGCGTGGCTTCCACGGTGGAGAGGGTCAGATTGCGCTCATCAGTTCCGCCGGTCGGCGTAGTGCCGTCCGAAAGAGCCACGATTGCGCTGGTGCTTGGATTTGAGAAGCGGAAAAACCTCACAGTTTTATTGCCGCCGCTCTTTGTCGGGTAAGCAACCTTCTCGGCAAACTGCTCCATCTGGAGAAGCTGAATCTGCCTCTCCAAAAGTGTTTTGCTAAAGAATGTTTGTAATTGATTGCTTAACCCTGCTGTGTTTGTCTGAAGAACTGCCATTTGATTTAATTTCCTTTATTCCACCCGCCGTTGTCAGCTCTGGTCGGCTGCCATGGCCATTCGCAGAAGCTCTCGCCCCTGCTCCTCCGACGATAACTCGTCAAAGGTTTTGACCTTGGCCGGTGCCGTCGGTTGACCCGACG